CACACCCAACCCGCAAGAAACAGCCAACCTAATCCGTTTAGCTGGCCTCCTAGAAGATGTTAAACTCCTATTAGGCGGAAAGCCTATTATGGTGAACAGCGCATTTCGCTCTAAGGCCGTGAATGATGCCGTTGGAAGCAAAGATTCGAGCCAACATCGGGTGGGCTGCGCTGCAGACATCCGTGTCCCTAACATGACGCCCGACGAGGTTGTAAGGGCAATAATTGCATCGGAGATTGGGTATGACCAACTTATTCGAGAATTTGACCGCTGGACACATATTTCTGTTCCTAATACTACTGGCGGTAATCCTCGCCGACAATCTCTAATCATCGACAAAACAGGCACAAGAGCATTTTCGTAATATAATTACGAAATAGGAGGTACCATGTACAAGATTATTACATCTTGTATCTGTACTGCCGCCATCGTTTTTGGGTCTGTGACCTACCCTCCGTTGGGTGATTGGCTAGTACAATACGAGAAGAAGTTTGAATGGGTGGCAATGTCCACCATTGATTTAATTACTGGGTTTGAAGGATTTCGCACCAAAGCCTACCAAGATGTTAACGGCAAGTGGACAATTGGAGTAGGGCATTTAATACGCCCACAGGATCGTCATATGCTCCATAGGGAGCTTTCTGAGGCAGAGGTAATAGGGTTGCTACACCAAGACCTTAAAATGTGCTCAGATGCCCTAGAATCGGCTATAAAGGTCATGGTTAACAGAACCCAAGCTGACGCCTTACACAGCCTATGCCATAACATTGGGCCGGACAGAATGGTTCGCTCAGAGGTAGTCTACCACCTTAATCAAGGCGACACCCAAAAGGCGGCAGACGCCTTTATGAACTGGACAACCCCAGGTTTAAAAAAACGTAGACAAGCAGAACGAGCTTTGTTTTTAGCTAACGAGTAGGGGCGTAAACAACCCCATTTTTGCATAAGTAGTATTAGGAGTCTTTAAGGAAACCATATGAACGATTACAAACAAAATACCAAAATGAAGTCTGACATTCCTTGTTATAAGGAAGGCGGATCTGTCTATAAATCACGTCATTCCGAAAAAAGTGAAATGAAAGAAGACATCTCTAAAGACAAAAAGGTTGTTAAAAAAGCATTTGCTATGCACGACAAGCAAGAGCACCCCGGAGAAAAGACCGACCTATCCAAACTCAAAAAAGGTGGTCGTGCTAAAAAAGAATGTGGCACTGTTAAAAAGTACAAATGTGGTGGTGGTGTATTTGGTGCTAAGAAAACCAAAGAAGACATCAAGAATATGGATGATGCTAAAGACTGCAAACCAAAAATGTTAGCTGGTGGTGGCTCTTTAGAAGAAGTTGATGAGCAAGAAAATCCAGGTTTAGCTAAATTGCCAACCAATGTACGTAACAAAATGGGTTACAAGCGTAACGGTGGAAAAGTTAAGAAGATGATGTCTGGTGGAACTTGCTCATAATGCCATATAAATCAGAAGCTCAAAAAGGCGCCATGGGTGCTGCTGCAGCTGGTAAAAGCACACTAGGCATTCCTAAAAAAGTAGGTAAAGAGTTTATGAAAGCTGGTCCAGTATCTAAGAATTTACCTAAACAAGTAATGAAGCGTGCATCTGGCAGAGGTCGTTAAACAATGGCATATAGTGGCACATACAATCAGACTAAGGTCAATGTTGACCAGTTAATTTCCTATGCGTATCGTGACGCAGGGAAAACCTCGGAAGAGATGACACCAGAGTATGTGCAAGCTGGTAAGCAAGCACTGTTTTACATTCTCCAAAACTCAGCCAACCGTGGTATTAATATTTGGTTACAAGAGATTGTTGTATTGGGTGCACAGACAAACCAGCAAGTACTTCCTATGCCAGTCAACTGTGTTGATGTACTAGAGGCTAACTGGATTTACCTTGTGAACCCAGCAATTACTTCTGCTCTTCCTACAAGTAATGCTAACGCTCCGTTGTTGTTTAATCAAAGCACAAACGCAGACTTAAACCTATTTGCAACAACTACATTGGGTGCCAACTACTTTGGTGCGTCTTATTCTCAAGCAACAAGGTTATTCTACGTTGGCTTTAATGCCTATGCCCCCGGTGGCAGTGCTACCTACAACCTTGACTTTCAAGTCAGCAACGACGGCATTACATGGACTACTTGGGAATCATTCCCAACGGTTACATTAGCCGACCGTCAGTGGCAGTACTACAACATCGACCCCACACAGGGGTTTAGCTACTATAGGCTAAACAACCGTACTGGTGGCAGTACCTATTCTCTTCGTGCTATTCAGTTTGCACAATCACAACAAGTAATCCCACTAGCACGACTCAATCGTACCGATTATTTTTCCCTGCCCAACAAACAATTCCCTAGTCAACGCTCACTACAGTATTGGTTTAATCGTCAGATTGATCCAGAAATGTATCTATGGCCAGTACCAAATAACAACTTCCAAGCATTCTCATTAATCATAGAATGTCAGCCACAAGATGTTGGATCGTTGACTAACGAATTGTATATGCCAGATCGTGCACTCAATTACTTCCAAACCGCACTATCACATAGATTGGCTATGCAGTTACCAAGCACTGATTTAAATCGGGTTGCGTATTTGGAAAAGTTAGCAATGGACGCACGTCAGCAATTTGAAGATGAAGATCGTGATAAGTCACCAATCTACTTCCAACCCAACATCAGTTATTATACTAGATAATTAAATGCCTACAGCCTACGTTCAAACCTACGATAACTTGGTGCTAGATGTTCAACAGTACATGGAGCGTAACGACGCCGAGTTTGTAGCAATGATCCCGACCCTAATTGGTCTGGCTCAGTCTGCTATTGCCGCTGAGTTAAAGACATTACTGCAATTGGTTGTCGTGACAACTACACTCACTGCCTCTAATCCCGTGTTAATAAAACCAACCCGCTGGAGAAAAACAGTCTCCATGAAGATTAATGGCGCTCCTGTAGTATTGCGTTCACAGGATTATATTGCACAATACAACTCTGAGTCTACCACAGGGCAACCAAAGTTTTATGCTGAGTATGACTACAACAACTGGAACTTTGCCCCATCTCCAAATGCAAATTACCCAGTGGAAATTATCTACTACAGTCTAGTGCAACCATTAGACTCAACTAATCAGACTAATTTGTTTACTCAAATTGCCCCACAGGCAATGTTGTTTGGGACTTTGTTGCAAGCACAAGGATACTTAAAGGCACTAGACAAACTGCCTGTATGGAAAGCATACTACACAGACTGTATTGCCTCCCTTAAGAAAGAAGACAACTCACGTCGTATTGATCGCAATACAACAGTACAGGAACCTTAATCAATGCCGTCATACGTATCGCCATTTACCGGTGACGTTGTCCAGCAGACGGATGTCACATACTATGCGTTAGCTTTTAGCACTAACACGCAGCTATACTGGCCTGCCGTTCTTAATGGCACACAGGTGCCTGCCTCACGCATTATGGACTGCACACCGTCCACTAGTAACCTAACAGTATTTTTACCAGATGCCTCACAAGGATCTAATGGTATCGACATCCTGTTTCGTAACTTTGGTGCACAACCATTTTTTATTGCACAGTTTGGTGGATCTGGTTCGGTAAGTATTGCAGCCGGTGAGTCTAAATACTTTTATTTGTCAAACAACAGCACATCAGCTGGTGTATGGCAAAATGTCACCTTTGGCACTGGCACATCTTCTGCCGATGCTGCTACTTTGGCTGGCGCCGGTCTTGCCGCTATTAGTGGTAAGTTAGCCGTTACCCAAGCCCCAATTACTTCTAGCTCCACCCCAACTATTAACAACGCAAGCCGTGCCAATACATTTGTTTGGACTGGTGGTAACGGTGTGTTTACCATACCACTAGCCTCAACGCTTTCCGCTGGATGGTGGATTGGGTTCTGAAACAACGGCACGGGCTCAATAGTTTTAACGCCAACTGGTGGTCAGTTAATTAACAAAGCCTCCAATGTTAGTGTACCTCCGGGTGGATCTGGCTTTATATTTTACCAGCAGTCAACCACTGAGTTTTACACCATTGGTCTGCAAACACCATCAAACGTTACGTTTACATCTGCCGTTTATGATGTGGATAATATTGTCGGCCCGACGTTAAGCCTTGTTACTTTTGCCCCAGTTATTCAAACTTATGTATCACTATCTGGCACACGTACAACTAACTTAAATGTAGTATTACCATCCACAACAGCCCTGTACATTTTAATTAATGATACTACAACTGTCCTATATAACATCACATTTAGTATTTCTGGCTCCATGGCAGCGCCTACTGTATTGGCGCCTGGAAGTATTATTACCGCATTGTCAGATGGCAATCAATTAATTATTCTTTCACAAAGCTCATCTGTCTATTTTACTGGAGCAAATGGTTCTGCATTACTTCCTACTTTTTCATTTTTAACAGATACTACAACTGGTATGTATTTAAGTGCCGCTGGGTCACTTGGTTTAACAGCAAACGGTGCTAACATATTAACGCTAAATGGATCTAATCCAAGTACTCCTCAAATTACTACCCCAGCTACAATTTCAACAACTAAAACTGTTACTGCAACCGGTGGTGTTCTTGGTGGAACATTCTAATGGCTGATCAACAAAACTCTGGAACAGCACAAGAGCAGTACAACCTAGTGTATACACTGGCAGTACAAGCTGGTATTAAACGTGATGGTACTAAGTTTGAATCTCGTGATTACCAAGATGGTGTGTGGTGCAGATTTCAACGTGGTACACCTAAAAAAATGGGTGGCTACCGTGAAATTTTTAGTACGTTTAATGCCATACCACGGGGTATGGTTGTCAGTCCATACAACGGTGTTAACTACATCTTCACTGGTAACCGCTATGGTATTGAAGTGTATATTACTGGCAACACTATTGGTGTAGGTTCTGGTCCGTATATTGCAAATATAAGTCACGGTTACTCTCAACAGTCTATTTCTGCTAACACCACAACCACCTTTACAATAACTAGTACATCAACACCAATTAAAAATTTCTCAACGGTGTATCCAGCGGGTACTAAAGTTATATTTAGTCAGACTAATCCCGTAGTATATACAACAGTCGGCACACCAGTGTTTGCAACACCAAACACAACAGTAACTTTTACTCCAGCTTTACCTGCGTTAACAACAGTTACTAATGTATGGATTGCAAATACAACATTTGCAGCCGATACCCGTAACTTGTGGCAGTTTGACCTACAGTATTCTCCAGCGGGTGGTGCATTAAAAGTATTAGCGCACCCGGGGCTAAATTTAACTAACATTGACAACGCTGAAAATACTCAAGTTTTATATGGTGATATTATTCCTGTGTCTGTGGGAGTTTGGAACTTTTATGGCTTGGCTGATAGCACAGGTCAAAACCCAACATATCGACCTATTAGTGTAAACGGTGGAGTGTGTGTCTTATACCCCTACATATTTGTGTATGGTGATAATGGTTACATTGCTAACAACCATGTTGATTCAACCTATGGTACTCAGACATTAACCGATTGGAACGGTGCAACAGCCAAC